GCGCCATCCACGTTGGCATCCATCGCCGCCTCGGTGGACTCGTCGTTGAACGCATTGAGATGCTGCCGGATATTGGTCTGCACGTTGGGGTCGGCCACCGTGTAGCTGATCGTCTGGCTCACATAAGAGTCCGTATTTTGCGGGATGCGCTGCGCCGTGATTCGGTTGGCGACCTCCTGCTCCGTCGGTTTCGCGGGTGGCGTCGGAAGTGGCAGCGCTCCGATGTAGGCCGCCCATCGCAACAGGCCGGAATACTGCCGGTCCCGGCAGATCTGCTGCTTGGGAAACTGCGCGTACAGGTTATACATAAGGGCTCGTTTCAGATCGCATATTTGACCCTGTTTCCATCCGAAAGATCGACCCAGAGTTTCTTGCTGCCGGCGGCCGGCGCCGCAGTCGGCAGCGAGGACATGGCAATCTCGCCGTTGTTGGATATCCGAAAAGCGCTCCGCGCAGCGCCATCAGTCTGGAATTCGTACCCAGTAGCGGAGAATTGGTTACAGCTAAAGACCAGCCACCCGTCGCTCGCCCGCCGGCCTATCGTGTAGTAATTCGCCGGATCGTTGGAGAGGCGGATCTGCACGTCTCCCGAACCGATGACCGTGAGCGGGGCGCCCGGACTCGTCGTGCCGATACCCACGTTGCCGCCATGCAGGAACGACGCAATGGGAGTTGAGGGTGCACCGCCTGAGGCAACGTCTAGCCTCTGCGCCACGGCTTGCAGGCGCATGTCCCAAGAGTTGTCCGCAGGCCGCATCATCAGGTAATTGCCGCTGCGAATTTCGATCTGTCCTGCGCCGGCCAGCGCATGGCCCGCCCCGTCGATATCGCTCAGCCACGGAGTCTGATAGGACGATACGGACGGCTTGCCGGTGACCTTCGCCCAGGCTAACGATGTGATCCACGCTGGATCAGCATATGCGCCCGCCGTGCTCACGGCATTGGTCACCTGCGCCGCGGTGTAGTCGCCCGACTGCGCGACGATCGCGCCCGTGCGGGTGAAAACGCTCGTGATGATATTGCTGGCGGGATCACCTGGCGGACCTTGCGGACCGGTAGAACCGGTGGGTCCCTGTGGTCCCGTTGCACCTGTAGCGCCCGTCGCTCCCGGTGGACCTGTAGATCCGGCCGGGCCTATCGGTCCTGTGGGTCCAGGAGGACCGGCGGCTCCGGTCGCTCCCGGTGGACCTGTCGCTCCGGGGTCACCTTCCGGCCCTTCCGGTCCCGGCTCGCCTTGCGGACCCTCCGGCCCTGTGGCGCCCGGCGGCCCGACCGGCCCCGGCGGCCCCGGAATCGGGAAGCCCTCGCCGAGGTGCGCACCCAGTTGCGGGGCGCTCACGACGGTAGCAAAGCTCTCCTCGCGTACCGTTGCGATCGGAGACGCCGCGGCCAGCGACGCCGTGAGGCTCTGCCCGGTCAGGCTGGCCTTGAGCGTCGTCGTGATGATCGATGCGCGGAACTCGTCAGGGGTGGTGACGCTCACGCCGCAACCCCTAGGGTCACCTGCGCGGTGACGGCCGCAGTCACTCGGGTCACCTGCGCGGTGACGATCACCTTGCCCCGCAGAATGGTCGTGATCGCGCCGGATGCTCCCGTGAGCTGCAGGTCCCACATGTACTGCCCGTTCAACGGCTCAGTCTGGTCATGGGTCAGCGACAACATGATGAGCGGCGATGCTACTACACACGTGAATTCCGCGGCTACCTCAGGCTCTGCGTCCGCAACCCCGCGGCGGATCTGCGAGGCTGCGGTGTATCCGGTCAGATCCGCAGGGCTGCCGGTCGCCAGTGCGACGGAGACGGTAGCTGCATAGTCATCCCCTTGGTAGAGCGAGAGATCGGCTGTTGAGACGCCCATAGTGGTTTAAGCCGCCGGCGCTGCTGCAGACGCCGGTCCCGTGGCCGGCAAGGGCGGCCCGAGCACCTGCGCGTTGAGGCTTGCGATCGCCGCCTTCGCGACGGTGGCCTCTGCGTTGACCTCGGGGGCGAGTGCCCGCCCATAATCCGGCGCGAGCACCGCCGCCAGGTTGTACTTCAATGCGTGCTCGTAGCCCGGAGGCAGGTTGATGGTGTCGCCCAGCGCCGCAAACCCCGCCAGCGGCTTAAGCGAGTAGAGCTCGAGCGAGGAGCCCGTCACGGGCGAGGGCCACAGTGCGAGCGTCCCGAGCGGGTACGCCCCGTCGTAGTAGAGTTGCTGGGCGAACTTGCCGGTCATGGTGCGGTCCTTGATCTGCACCCAGACCTCAGCCGTCACGATCTCGATCGGCATGCTCACCCCGCCGTTCACTACCTGAGCGCTCTTGAGTTTCACGGGCCGCGCCGTCGTGATATTGCCGCCCGTGCCGATGGTATAGGATGGCGCGCCAGTGAGCGCGAGCGTGTCCTTGGCGACCGCATAAATCGGTACTCCCGCGGCGGACCAGGACGTGATGAGTTGGTTGAGCGCGTCTAAGGCGTCGTTCGACTCCGTGGTAGTTGGGGTCTCCCCGGAGTCGAGCACGCCGATCAGTCTGAGCGTTGCATTGATGAACTGCTGGACCGTCACAGTTCAACTCCTGTCGTTAGGCTTTTCTCGCGCCCGCGTGTGCCGGCGGATTGTCGGCGGCGGGTCGTGCCTGCGGGTGTTTCGCGGCACCAGGCGCTGCCGGCGGCGCATCGCTCCAGCCGCCCTCGAGCTTACCCTCCGCTTCAGGGTCCGCCACGACCGTCGTCTCGTAGGTCGGCTCGCCCGATTTCGGCTCCGCGACGGGGCGGAACTTGGTCTTCGGGTAGTCGCGCTTCTTGTCGGCGTAGTTGGTGCTCCACTCGGGTCCGAGTGCCTGTAGTTCCGCCGGCGAGTTGACCTGCTTCGCATCTTTGGTGGCATGATAAGCCGTCTGCGGCCATGCCAGCTCATGCGGGTAAGGACTGCTTGACCAATAGTTGCTCATAGATATTGCTCCTTTGCGCTTAGCGCAATGTTGCCGCCGTGAGTGCTCCGGCGTCAGAATAAGAAATCATGGATCGGCGAACTCCTGCCGAGCGCTACGAGTTCGTATCCGTAGATAACCTGCTACTGTCGGTACGCATCGAGAATGCACTCCTCAACGCCAATATCGACACGATCGGCCGTCTGATCCGCCATACCGAAAATGAACTGACTGCGATTACCGGGATCTCGCCGCAAGCCATAGGCAAACTGAAAGCGGCCCTCGCAGAGCGGAACCTCTGGCTTGTCGAACACAAGCGCAAACCTACGAAGGAGCCGGTCAAGGCGCCGCCGCTGCCTGCGCCGCCGCCGGTCCTCCGGCATGAGCCGCGAACGCCCCCGCCGAACACCTTAACCATCAGCATGATCAAGCGAGAAGCGCTGAGAGTGCTTGACAATAACCTGACGTTTGAAAAGAACCGGACGCTAGTGCGCCCGGCGGCAGACCCTGCCGTAGCCGCGCCGCCGCCCGTGCCGAAGCCGCCGCCTTATCCCCGGCCCTTGTACGGCAATTATGAGCGGGGCAGTTCGGCGTTTGTCACTGCTGATAGGGAGGGTTGGATCTTCCGCCATGGTACGTGGCAACTGATGAGCAATGGCGCGATCCAGGAATACCTGGAGAAGGAGAAGGACGCCAAGCCCTTCATCGCCTATCCCAAGATGATGTTTCACCTGACCCAAGGCATGACGACCGTCCAGGATAAAGCCGAACAGGATGCGCTCGGCCCCGATTGGAGCGAGACGCCGATCGCCACGGGTTAGCTGAGTACCCTACACGCCAACTCTGGATAGAGGGGTGCCCACCCGTACAAAACGTCGAGGCGCATCGGGAACTGGTCCGTCGAGATGTTGTACTGGCGCACGGCACGGATCGAAATGCCTAACTGGTTGTCGGACACTCTCGACGCCATGTCCACCCCGCCCGGCATCGGTAAGTCCGCTGTCGCGAGCGTGAATGCGTCTTTGTGGAAGGCCAACCCCACACCGTTGGTGACCTGGTTGGCCGTGCCGCTGGTGATGGTAAGCGGAGCCGATGCCGCAGGTAGTGCGCTCACGGTCTGCTGTGCTGCGGTCGCCGGCCCGTAGATCGGCGGATAGATCGAGAGGGTGCCGGTGCCGTCCGCGGCGCTCGAGAAATCAGAGAGCACCGTGAACGTACGCAGCGTAGTCAGCGTCTGCCGGTTCTGGCCGTTGACGGCGTACACTCCGGTAATCGTGAAGGTGTCGCCTTTCTTCAGCCGCGAGGCGGCCGCTGCGGTCCAGCCGGAGGTCAGCAGCGATGAGCCCGTCTGGCCCGCGCCGGATACCACGGGAGCCCCGCCGAGCGGCCCCGCGGTGTGGCTTCTCACGTTCTGGTCCATCGAGAACTTGAATCCGCCCGTCAAACCCATCGTGCCGCTTTCATATTGATTGGCGATCTTCTCGCTCGACTGAAACAGTCCCTTGAGAGCGTCCACTAGCGTGGCCTGCATGATGGGATTGAGCACCACCGCACGGTTGCCGTCGCGGGGGGCCATGTTGTCGTCGAGAGCCACGCCGGCCTGCAGGTAGGTCAGCAGCGTATTCGGCACGGTGCCGATGGCTCCGACCTGATTAGGCACGGTTGTATACAGCCCGAGGCCGTCATAGTCGATTTTGTTCGCGATGGTTGCTGCCGCGGGCTTGATGAAGCGGTCGGAAAAGTCGTCGATAGTCAAGCCCAGTTCAGCAGAGCTGAACTGAATATCGACACCGAATTGCGTCGTCAGCGCGACGGGTACACTGGTCTCGAGCGAATCTTCGATACTGATCGGCGCACCAGTCCTGCCCACATACCGCGGGGGCTTGCGGACGTTCAGAACCGTGCCGATCTTCGCGCCTTCGATACCGAATTTCGACGAAAACTGTCGGTTGAC